ATCTATCATAGCGTCAATGTGACCTGTGATACCTTCTATCTTTACTTCTTCTTGTTGATTAGTTACTTTGTGTCCTGATTCAGCAGCAAGAAACAACATCAAAGCTTCTACTATATTACCGTAAAAGAATTTTAACAACAACTCTGGAGGATGCTTGACTTGATTCTTGTTGTGTACATCGTACCAAATCTTTCTGTCTTCTTTACCTATGCTGGACATACGAAGATAACCAGAACGAGACTTTTCTTTAGGATTAAGAAAATTCTTTAAATCACTAGTAATAGCTTTAAGAAAGATGTCGATATTATCTTCATCTATATCAACCTTACCTTCAGATATAAGATTCTTTATATCAGGTATTAAAGTATGAATTGTTTTCTCAACTGTCATTAATATGATCTTTCTTTTTTGAAACTTTTCTTTGTTCTTTCCTACGTTCTTTTATTTCAGCTAAACGCAAAGCATATCCTTGCCTATCCCGCAAATTTTGTACCATCTTTGTTTCTTTAGATTCTGTATATTTACTCAATGTTTCTATCCTTTTCTTCAAGTAACTTTTTGTAGAACTCTCCTACTTTTATAATTTCATCTGGTGTAGCATTTGTTTTAATATTGTTAACTTTCTGACAAACCCAAATAACATTTCCTATTTCATATCCTTTATCATTATCAACTCTATCAATACTTGGTGAATGGTCACCGGGGCCAAAATTGTTTACTTTTAATTCAATATTTAATACAGGACATTTTTTATCTTCAGGAAATATCTCCTGTAAATACTCTGCGGTTATATTAAAAATTCGGTCAGGGAATTTTTTATTGCTCGATCTTTTTTTAGTGTTAAAATTCTGAACGAAAAATGTTTTTTTAAACTTTTGATAACTTCTTTTGGCTTGTTCGTTTCTTCGTTTCTTAACTTCTGGACGTTGGACGTATTCTTTCAGGTATTCTTTTCTTTGTTCTTTATATTTAAAAGGCATCTGTATATTCCTTTTTTTCTCATTTTGGCGGTCCCGGTAGGACTTGAACCTACAACCTATAGATTAGAAGTCTATTGCTCTATCCTGTTGAGCTACGGAACCAGAAAAAAATTTTGAGCAGTTTTACATCGTACTCAGGATGTCTTAGTCTTTTAGTTCAAATAGAAGAGTCATTATGGGTGACTATGACAATCTTCTATCAAGTTGTATCCAGTTCCCGTTAAACCCTCACTGTGGATACCGTAACTCACGGTTAGAGTTACCCCATTTAAACTTACATCAATTCGCGTTCAAGTCTATCGATAGGCTCAAGAACACCGGTATTGAAGTACTGTGGTTCTGGATCAAGAGACATACGGTTAGGAGTGTACTCTTGCAATTCAAGAACCATAACTGCGTTAACACCAATGCCAACGCCCTTCTTTCCTTTGTAGTTATAATCATAAGTGTGAATGGAAACTTTAGCGTAAGTTCCATTTCCGATTCGTACATCAGGGTTCCACGGATTTCCTGCTGCATCTAAAACTTTGATAGGAAACTTGGAACGAGCAACAATGAAAGATTCAAAATCTTCCTTTTTGCCTTCTCCAATTCTTACATTAACACCAGCGTTTTCCAGTTCTTCAACTGTGTCACTGTGAAGATTACCAAGAGTAACCTCATATTTTTGTGACATTTCATTAACTTCGTACAAACTGGGATAGTACAGTGTTGCATACAAAACTTTGTCCATTGCTTTTTCTCCTTAAAGGGTAAAATGTTCTAATATTATACAGGCTGAAACAGGTCTTGTCAAGTCTTTTTTTTCAGTGCGTATCCGCCCAAGACATTCCGATCTTCGCTTCAGCGTCCATCGGAAGCCTCAGATTCAGCATACGCCCTGCTTCTTTGATTGTCAAGCTTGAAAGTTCAACTAATCGCTTTGCGTCATCTGCGTGGCTTTCATACTGCAATTCATCGTGGACCGTATTGACTAGGTTCGCCTTCAGCTTCTCAGAGCGTATGCTGCGGTCCATGTTGACTGACCATTGCTTACACACAATACTCCCACCGCCTTGTAGAAGGGTGTTAAGAGCTGCGTGAGCGTGCCTGACGTACAGCCTTCTGCCGTCGAGTCCGCGAATGTACCCTCGCGATGCTGCGTCCTCTACCTTGCTTAAAAGCGCCCCCAAACTCGGTACGTTTTTAAGAAACTGATCCTTGAGTATCTTTCCTTGCACTGGGCTAACACCTAAAATACTTCCTAGTTTAGTAGGTGAAGCACCGTACACAAAAGCGTAAAAGAATGTTTTAGCTAACTTACGATCATCTATTCCTAATGCTTGCATTGTAACATTGTGAGGATCACCAGAAAGAACTTCTTTTGTGTAATCAGCATCATTCATGTAGTGGGCAAGCATCCTTAATTCTAAACCTTGAGCGTCCATACCTACAATACGAAAGCTGTCGTTAGGAGAAGACCAACAATCTCTTGATTCTTTACCGTAAGGTTTATCTACAGCTACTACATTCGCCATATTAGGATCGTTGTGTGTCATACGGCCCGTAACTGCACCAAGAGTAAACACCTTGCCATGTACTCTACCGTCATCCCCTAAAGCGTCTATCCACGACTCTGCTGTTTTCCACCTGTTAGTAAGCATTTTCCATTCAGAAAGTTTTCTTACTGATTCTGGTGCTGTTTCTGGTAACGTAGCAAGATTAGTTTCATTTACTTTTGGTGAACCTTTTGGAGTTAAATCAATAGGCTTCCAACCAGACTCATTCATTCTTTCAACTATTTGCTTGTGCGAAGCAATGTTAAAAGGTTGAAATTCTATCTTCCAAAAAGGGCCAGCTACATCTTTGTAGTCAAAACCATTTAAACCTACTTTAGACATAACTCCTTTCTTAGTATACTTAGGTAAATCATTACGTATTACTTTGACTTTAGGAGGAAAGTACTTAGTAATATTACACTCTATTTCATTGGCTTTACTTTGAGTTTTGTTTATTAGTTCAAACGTCTTTTGCTTATTCAAGTAAAAGCCATACTTAGATTGTCTAGATATTATGTCAGCAATCTCATGCTCAAGATCAATGCTTTGTTGCGAGAAGTCCGCACCTTCCTCAGTAAGAATAGAATATATTTTGTATGTTATTTCAACATCACGTTTACAATATTCTATCATCTTTTCTGATAGTTTCTCAAAGTCTATAAACTTTAGTTTACTTATACCAAGTTTACATCCCCAAGACTCAAGGCTGTGTCCTCCTTCTCTATCAGGTACAAACAACCTAGACATAATCAAAGTATCTTCAGCTTTCTTTATGTCTACATTCCAAAGACGTTTAAGAACAGGAAAATCAAACTCTACGGCATTGTGTCCGATAAACACATCATTATCAAAATCAAAACCGTGAGAAAGAAACTCCTCTTTTGTTTTGTGTACGTGTACTTCGTTTTTACCTATTGTCTTGGAACACACAACCCATATTTTCTTGGCATTAAGATGGTCAGTCTCAATATCAATTACGTGTTTCATTAGGTAACCCCAATCCATGATAAGAAGATTTATCATTAGATTTTTCTATTTTAAACCACTCAGGCTTGTTGCGTTTTTTCCAAGTTGCGAAATCACTTTTCTCAACAACATAGTAGGTACGATACGCTTCAACAGTGTCAGAGCCTTTGCAGTAGTCAGGCATACACTGCGGCGGCGGCGTAAAATCGTCATGCTCTATGTCCATTGGAAACTTCCACAAATGATGAAGCAACCTACCGGAAGCGTGGTTTTTATCGTAACGATAAGTGTATTCTTTAAGAAGCTGGTCGTAAAGATTCCACAACCAATAATAATTCTCAGAAGATTTACGAACCCAAATAGAAGAAGGATGGTTCTTGTGAGTAGCTTTGTACAGACCTCGTTCATCAGCAAGCTTGTCACCGTCAAGTAAACGATGCGCTGTTGAAAGAAGCTGTGCAGACTCAAGGATCATTTTAACTACGTGTTTGTCGCAGTGCATCTGCGCTGCAAGTATAGGGTCTTCGTCAAGATAGAAGATGTTCATCTAGTGCCTTCCACGATACAGGATAAAGGTTGCTACATTCTATTCTAATACTGTTTGCTATGTATCTAGTTTCTTTTTGTGCGTCATCCTTTGTTCTTAGAGAACACACTCTAGCAAAAGCAGCTAAACTACCACTCCAGTACCATTCTGTGTACATGTTTTGTGGTAAAATCATTCTTGCCATTTCTGGAGCAATTCCTGAATTAATCATATTAGAATAACATTCAGTAACAAATTTCATTAAAGGCGCTGTATTGTAGCGAATAACACCGTCGTTTGACGATCCTTGTTTTTTGTCATTAGCTCGTTTTCTCCAAACGTCAGGGATAAAAAACTCTGGTTCGTCATCAACATATCGCCTTGATACTTCGTTCCAGACCAACCCTACCTGATGTTTGACCAACTGTCTAGCCACAAATACGGGCGCTTTGATGCGAAACTGGAGAAAGCAATGCCCGAATGGCGTCCAGTGATTGTGCTTGGCAAGATAGTTTATAAGCCGTTCGTCCTTTTCTGTCAAGACGTTTTCTACAGGACCGGCTGGCGTTATCGTTTCCCATTCGGATTCTTTGTTAAAGGAAACTCTTGCAGCGTTGACCACTGTAAGATCAGACCCCATATTGTCTATTAAAGTTACATACATTACAAATTTTCCATAAGATTTAGTTCATCAATTTTAAGATTGTAACAAGAAGCTTTCACTTTGTAACCATTATCTTCGTCTACAGTTCCTTTCTTTAATAATGTTGATTTATTAAAATATTCTTGTTTAGGCAACCAACCTAATAACCAAATCTTTTTTAAGCTGTAAAGTATTCTAGTAAACACATAAACATCACATTTCTGTTTAGTGTTGTATTCTGCTATTGAGCAATCGTAGTAGCTTAAAGGTTTTACTCCTGTTGTTTTTGTTTTAACATCAATCTTTAATTTACCATTGTTTTTTGTGTTAAGATAAAAATCATAATCATAAGTGTTATCTTCAACAACATCATGTTTATTGTTTAGAAGATAATCCATAACACAATACTCACCTACATAGCCAGCCTTATTACCTCTGCCTTGAGATATAGAGTTTCTAAGGACTCCTAGTTTATCTGATGCTTTTTGAGCTTTGTCAAGCATATTTTGAGATACGTTCATTTCTATCATCATCATTGAAATATGTCCTAGTAATGGAAGGAGAGGGTAAAGTGTACAATAATCATTAAAATACCTATTAAACACACTAAAAGTTCCGTTTTTGACATGTTTTTACACCTTATTGTACCTTTAATACTCCATAAGAATGGAGTCTTTTTTTAATCGTATAAATCGTCATCATCTTCGTCTACCATTTTAAGTAGTTTTGAATTAGAGTATCTTTTTGCTGCTGTTTTTTTACGCTTAGATTCTACAACACGTTTCCTGTACAAAGGGTCTTCAAGGTTATGTGCCATGACGCTTCTGCGTGACCCCTTTTTCCGGTCGTTTTGTTTCCGCTGGTACGACATTTTTTCATTTTACCTCTTGACACGGGTTTCGATAGGGTGTACTTAAACGATTATACTGTTCCTGTCAAGGCCAAAAGGAGAAAAAAATGGGTAAAATGAGCGATTTACACATAGACTATTCAGAACACATAAAATTATGTTATAAAAATAATGTTGAAAAAGAAGAAGCATGGGTATTATTAGATACAAATATAAAGAATGTTGTATATAAAGAAGATTTTCTAAAAGATTATTCTGAGCTTAAAGGTGAAGATAAAAATGATTAAAGAAGCTGAATAGTACAAATGACTGATGAACGTGAACCTTATTGGGATTACATGGGAAGAAGGTTACGTGAAGTACGTGATAATGCTTTTCTCACAAGAGAGGATTTGTGTAAAAAGGAAATAGCAGAGATGCAAAAACAAGTACACCTATTACAATTAAGAGTTAAAGAGTTAAAAGAGATTGTTGATAGGCAAAGTAAAACCATTAAATCATTGTTACCTTCAATTACAAAAGATTAGTCACTTGTGGAAAGAAAATGTTGAAGTTTGTAAAAGTTGTTTGCTGTTGTTGTGTTTTACTTTTTTCTTTAAATGGATGTATTCACTTGATAGTTCTAAAATCAATGTTCGACATCATAGGAATACACAAACTTAACGAACTAGAAAAAGAAGTAGACAAGCTAAAGGAAAAGAAGAATGATAGTAACACGTGAGTTAGAAGTCATGTACAGGTGCCATGTTTGTGAAGCTAAAGCAAACGTAATAGATGATCATGTTTATTGGTGTTCGACATGCTGGCTAAAAAGGGAAAAGAAGAAAGATAGTCTTAGCCGTATATCTGATTACGAAAGAGAATCAAACGTAGATTGTGATGAAGGCGGTCAATTTGGTATGGGGGCTTAACGGACCCGTAGTTCAGTTGGTTAGAACGAACCGCTCATAACGGTTATGTCGTAGGTTCAAGTCCTACCGGGTCCACCAAAGCGGGCGTGGCGGAATTGGTAGACGCTACAGACTTAAAATCTGTTGTCGATTAAGGCGTGCGGGTTCAAATCCCGCCGCCCGCACCAAAAAGGAGAAGTGAAAATGTCTGAAGATTACGTTGTTGTAAATAGTATTTTATCTTATCGTATACGTTACGTTATGCACAAAGATGATTTGCAAAAGTTAAATCCAGATAAACCGTGTAATCCTATTGAATGGGCAAAAGATACTGTTACTTGTGAAGAGTGTGATGAGTTTTCTACAGAATATATAGGAGAACACATATATGACGCTGACCTTATTACAGAAGAACAAATGATAAACTTATTTGACCGAGACAACTCGCATATCAAAAAATGGTCACG